TCAAGAACTTTTGACAGTTCATCCAACATATTCCTAAAAACAGGTGAAGGAGCAGTTATAAGTTATGAGTATTATCTTCCTAGAATTGACAAGTTATATTTAAATTCAAAAGAGGAATTTATTGTTCAAAAAGGTGTTTCAGCCAGATATCCAAAACCACCACAAAAAAGTGAAGGTTTATTAGAAATTGCCCAAATATCATATCCTGCATATCTCTATAATCCACAAGATGCAAAATTTAAATTAATTGATAATCGTAGATATACCATGAGAGATATAAGTGGTATTGAAGATAGAGTAAAGAGTTTAGAAACTACTACGTCTCTCACACTTCTTGAAATGGATACTAAAACTCTCCAAATTCAGGATGCAGAGGGTAGAAATAGATTTAAATCTGGTTTCTTTGTTGATGATTTTTCTACAACTAATTTCCTTAATAAAGATTTTACTTCTGCGGAGATAAACCCAAATACAAATGAGTTAGTTCCTATTAGAGCAAGAAATGCAATCAAACTAGATTTAGCACCAGCAGATTTAAATAATAATTCTGGAAATTTCCCTTTACTTGATCCAAATTTACAAAAAACAGGTAGAGCAATTACTTTAAAGTATGATGAGGTTGATTGGTTAGAACAATCCTTTGCAACAACTGTGGAAAATGTTAACCCTTTCCATGTTGTTGTTTATACTGGAAATATATTCTTAGATCCAACAAATGATGTTTGGACAAGAACAGTACAGTTAGAGGATAAAAACATAACAACAACCCGTAACAATGAAGTTAATTTAAATCAAAACATCGATTTAAGTAGTTTCAATTTTGCTGACATCAACAGAAGAGAAATAAACAGAAGACAAGCAAATAGTTCCCGTGCTGGAACATCAAGAACTACCACAAGAATTCGTGCTGGTAGGGAGAGAGATGTAAATATTAGTCAGACAACAAGAAATTCATTCACAACCACAGATGTATCAGTAAGAAATGTATTAATTTCATCTGATGTTGACTCATTTATGAGATCAAGAAATACTGAATTTGTAGCATCTAACTTAAAACCAAAAACACGTTACTACCATTTCTTAGATAATAAGAAGGGTGTTGATTTAGTTCCAAAATTAATTGAAATTAAAAATGCTAGTGGCATTGATGGGTCAGATGGTACCTTCCAAATTGGTGAAACAGTTGTTGGTACAATTGGAAATGATACAAGATTAAGATTTAGACTTGCTCAACCAAATCATAAGAGAGGTAAGTTTGATGATCCTATAACCACCTATCTATCAAACCCTTATTCTACGGTACCTGCGGGAGGCACAGCAGAGGCATTACCATTAATATACAGTCAAACATCAACTATATTAAACGTCGATACTGAGGCGTTAGCAGAGGAGGCAGAAGGAAGTTTCTCTGGATATGTCAAGAAAGATATGAAACTTGTTGGAAAAACAAGTGGAGCTGTTGCTTATGTAAAAGATGTGAGATTAATTTCAGATGGCGGTGGTGATGTTTTAGGAACATTCTTCCTGAAAGATCCAAATTCAAAACCACCAGGACCTAATGTAAAAGTAGAAACTGGAACAAAAACATTTAAATTATCATCTGATATAAACAATGATCCAGGTTTACCAGGCAGTAGCGACGTTTCATTTGCAGAGGTAAATTATGTTTCAAACGGTACTGTTGAAAGATGGCAGAATGAAGTAACAACAACAAACACAGTAAATGATATTAATTTAACTGCAAATATTGGATTTACTGTAAATACTGTTAACGTTGACACAATTACAACAGAGTTCTATGATCCTCTTGCTCAGACATTTGTTGTTGGAGGAAATATTGAAGCACCCTCTGACATTGATACAAATGATGATATCGATGGTGCATTTTTGACAGCAGCGGAAGTTTACTTTGGAAAGTGTGATCAGAAGACTGCACCAATTACTTTCCAGATAAGAACTACACAATTAGGTATACCTACTAGAAGAGTGATTGGAACTCCTGTTGTTCTCTTCCCAGATTCTGTGGTTGGAACAGATGCTGATGGAAATAATATCTTACTCAAAGATAATACATCCTCTGATGGTTCAGTTGGAACTAAGGTAACCTTCCCCGAACCAATTTACTTACCACCCGGCACTGAATACGCATTGGTATTAGTATCTGATAAGAGTATGGATTATGAGGTGTGGACTGCGATAATGAATGAACCCACTGTAAATACCCAAAATCTACCAACTGCTGAAGTGACCACATACTCTACACAGTATGCGATGGGAACTTTATTCAAATCACAGAATGGTTCAATTTGGACAGAAAATCAATATCAAGATATGAAGTTCAAGTTATACAAAGCAAACTTCACATCTGATTCAGGAACTGCTGTTTTCTACAATCCTGATATAACTCTTCCTGATGATCCTACACCAGATGAAAATAGTATTGAAGTTCCAAGACTATTGGATAATCCTATCTTAACTTTACCTAAAAAAGCAAGAGTTGGAATTACTTCATTCAAATCTCATGATAAACTTCTTCCAAATGTTTTATCTCCTGGTAGACAAATACATGCAGATGGTAAAGTGAATAGCACAGCTGTGATTGAATCAGTTGGTGGAAGACCACATTTTGTTGGTATAGTTACAGGTGGTGCAAATTATGCTGCTGGTACAAATGTTACAACATATAATATTCTTGGAGAGGGAACAGGATTAACAGTTAATATAACTGGTGTCGATGATAATGGAACTATCACTGGTATTTCAACTGTGGATACCTCATCTCAAAATGGATACAAAGTTGGTGACATTGTAGGTATTGTAACATCATCAGTTACAGGAGATAGGGGAAGAGGTGCACAAATAACTATTGTTGATGTTGTTAATACCGATACATTATACTTAACAAATGTTCAAGATGAAAATGCTTCTTGGACTGATTCAATAGGCGATGTATTAAGATATCGTGATGGATCAGTTGCCTCTGGATCCTTAGGTGCTGGTGCTACTGTTATTACATCTTATACTGCGAGTGGAGCACCTTTTGATGGTAATCACTTTATGATTGAAGATTTTGAACATGGAATGTATTCTAATTTAAATAAAACAAAATTCCAAGGAATAAAACCTGATACTCCAAATGTAAAATTAGCTGCGAGTATATCAGCAACAGAAACTACTCAGATATCAGTTGGTTCAACCAGTAGTTTTGGATTCTTTGAAGGAGCACCAGTGCATCAAAATAATCCAGGATACATCAAACTGGGAGATGAAATTATTAAATATCAATCTGTTGGTTCTGATACACTTAATTCACTTACAAGAGGTATTGATAATACTATCGCACAACCTCATGGTCAAGTTAATGATGTTCAAATGCAAAAGTATGAATTGAGTGGAGTTTCATTAAGAAGAATTAATAATATTACTAGAAATGTGCAAGATACTGATCTTAAACTAGATTCATATACGGTCACTTTTGATAGGAGTGCAACTGGAAATTTAGGAATTGATAGAAGTTCTAATTCAAATGTTAATGGTGTTAATAGTGTTTTACCCGCACTTAATTTTAATGAACAAAAATTTGCAGGTGGTGATAATATACACTCATCAACTAATGTAATGTTTGGTGCAGTGGTTCCAACATTTAATTTACTAAATCCAGGTTCTGATACCGATACTGTTGCATCAATTAGAACAGTTTCAGGTAGAAGTGTTAATGGAACTGAGGATCCCTTTATTGATCAGGGGTATGAACCAGTTGAAATTAATGAATATAATCAATTAAATTCAACTCGTATTGTTGCATCCAAATTAAATGAGGATACATATCTTGGTAACTTACCTAGAAATAAATCACTAACTGTGAATGTTACTCTAAGCAAATCACCATCTACTGCATTATCACCAATTATTAGAACAGACACTGCATTTGTTGAGTTAATTAACAATCGTCTCAATGATCCAATTGGAGCAGAAAATTATGCAATAGATGGTAGAGTTGATAATATTGCGAATGATCCTCATGCGGCATCTTATATGTCAACCTTAGTCGAATTGAAAAAACCAGCTACATCACTCAAAGTTTTATTCTCTGCTTATAGAGATGAGACTGCAGACATTAGGGTTTTATACGCATTACAAAAACCAGATGATAGTGGAGAAGTTAGATTTGAATTATTTCCTGGTTTTAAAAATTTACTTGATACAACTGATGACGGAAATACAAATTTCGTAGTTGATTCAACTAAAAATGATGGAAGACCTGATGTATTTGTACCTGCTAGTTTGGATGACGAGTTTTTAGAGTATCAATTCACTGCTGATAATTTACCTGAATTCACTGGTTATATAATTAAGATAGTGATGTCTGGTAAGAATCAGGCAAGACCTCCAAAAATAAAAGATCTTAGAACAATTGCTGTAAGATGATAAGAGTTGACGGACACAAAAATCTTTACCGTGATGAACATTCAGGTGCAATAGTAAATTGTGATGATGTTGCGTACGATAACTACATTCGTACTTTAAAAACATCAGAAAAGAAGAAAAATGAAATTGATCAAATGAAAAGTGACATTCAAGATATCAAAGATGCTTTGAAAGAATTGAAGGAGGGGATTAACTTAGTCATAAATAGTAAATAATATAGTATTGTTAAATAGATGGCTGTATATGTATCGAATATCGTAATCAATTCAGGCACGACTTTTTCTGAGACTTTCACATTGGAATCTGCCACTACTAATTCAGCGTTTAATTTAACTGGATATGCTGGTGCTGCACAGATGAGAAAACATGCTGGAAGTTCAACAGCAACTGCGTTTACTGTTGAATTTCAAGATCCACTCACTACTGGGCAAATTATATTAGGTCTCACAGCAACTCAAACTGCCGCATTGAAACCAGGTCGTTATGTGTATGATATTGTTATTACAAAGGATGCTAATAAACAGACGGTCGTTGAAGGGAATGTGTTAGTTCGAGAAGGAGTAACCCGTTAATGGCAGACATTAAAGTTCGCGTTGGTGGAGATAGTATCAAGGCCCGTGTTGGACAAAAAAATGTTGTTAAAGTCATCGCTGCTGCCTCAGGTGGAGCGGTAAGTGCTGATACTGCCATAAATGTAATAGGTGGTATTGCTTCGGTTTCTCAACTCTCAGTCGGTGAAGTTGATGGAATGACGGGTGTCTCCACTTTTTTTGGAGAATCCTTATTTAAAGACGCTGTAACTATTGATGGTTTAACAACCATAAATGGAATCACAACAGTCACAGCACCTACATTATTTGCAAAACAACTAAATATTGCAGGTGTTTCGTCATTTATTGGAATCACTACATTTGGAAACGATCTTTTTGTAGGTGGTGACCTGTATGTTGGAGATGATTTAAGGTTTGACGAATTTGATGCCAGAAATGGAAATATTACTGGTATTTTGACTGCTGCAACATCAAATGTTGTTAATAACTTTACTGTTGGTGGAACAGCAGATATCACTGGAACACTAACTGCTGGATTGATCGATGGAGGATTTTATTAAAAATGGCAAAACCAAGTAGTAGACAAGAATTAATAGATTACTCTTTAAGGAGATTAGGTGCTCCTGTGCTGGAAATAAATGTTGATGATGATCAAATAGATGACTTAGTTGATGATGCTCTACAAATCTTCAATGAACGTCATTTTGACGGTGTTGAGAGAATGTATTTAAAATATAAATTTACACAAGATGATCTTGATAGAGGAAAAGCAAACGGAACATCAGGGGTTGGAATTGTTACTACTACTGGAAATTCTACAAGTGTAAGTGGTTTAGGAACAGTTACATCTAATTTTTATGAAACATCTAATTTCATACAAGTTCCAGATTCAGTCATAGGAGTTGAAAAAATATTTAGATTTGATAGTAGTACTATTTCGGGTGGAATGTTTAGTATAAAATATCAATTATTTCTAAATGATCTTTATTATTTCAACTCTGTTGAGTTAATGCAATATTCTATGACAAAAACATATCTTGAAGATATTGATTTCCTATTGTCACCGGAAAAACAAGTTAGATTTAACAAGAGGCAAAATCGTTTATATTTGGATGTAGATTATAATACACTCACAACTGATGATTTTATTGTTATCGATTGTCAAAGAATTTTAGATCCAAATACATTTACTAGTGTATATAACGATAGTTTCTTAAAATTATACTTGACAGCACTTATTAAGAGGCAGTGGGGACAAAACCTAATGAAGTTTAGAGGAGTTAAGTTAGCAGGTGGAATTGAATTAAATGGTAGAGAAATATATGAAGACGGTGAAAGAGATTTAGAAAATATTAGACAAAGAATGCAACTTGAATATGAAACACCACCTCTTGATTTTATTGGTTGATGACAAATGGCATTAAATCCCTTTTTTCTACAAGGATCACAAAGTGAGCAGAGACTTGTTCAGAGTTTAATTAATGAACAGTTGCAAATTTATGGTATAGATGTAATCTATTTACCGAGAAAAATATTATCAAAAGATGAGATTTTAACAGAAGTTCAATCATCTACATTTAACGATAATTATGCAATAGAAGCGTATATTAACACATATGAAGGGTATAGTGGTGCTGGCGACATAATGACCAAATTTGGAATGAGTTTGAAAGATGAGTTAACAGTAACAATATCAAAGGAAAGATTTGAAGATTTTATAAGCACATTTTTGGCAGACCTACCAGCAAGTGAAAGAGAAATTGCCACAAGACCTTGTGAGGGAGATTTAATATTTTTCCCATTAGGGCAAAGAGTATTTGAAATCAAATTTGTAGAGCACGAACAACCTTTTTATCAGTTAGGTAAAAATTATGTCTATCAGTTAAAGTGTGAATTATTCGAACTTGAAGATGAACTAAGTAACATATCAGGTGATGCGATTGAAACAATTACAAATGATATGGATGATGAAATGGTTGATCATGGTTACATTACAAATCTATCAGTTGTCTCAGTCGGTAAAACAGCGAGTTTGGGTGTAAGTACAGTTACAGGATACATTCGAAAAATTGAACTTACAAATGATGGATTTGGTTATACAAAAGTACCAACTGTTTCAATTACACCAGCACCGGCAGGAGGAGTAACTGCTTCAGCAGTAGCAATCACTACGTCAGTTGCTGATGTATTTTCAGTTAAAGAAATATTACTCATTAATCCTGGTTCAGGATATACCGTTGCACCAACAATTACAATCAATAGTTTCATATCGACGATCGCAGGAATCGGTTCAACTACATTTGGTGTTGGTGCTGCTGCAACCTCTGTTCTTGTTACTAATTCTGCTGGTATTGGAAGTATCTCAATATCTGATGATGGAGATGGATATACATCAGATACCCCACCAACAGTAACAATACAAACTCCTTCATCAGGAGTTGGTACAGCATTAGGTGTTGTTCAAGTTAACGCAAATAATAATAATATTTTCAGAGTATTAATTAAAGATGCGGGTATTGGATATACTTCAAACCCAACTGTCTCAATATCAGATCCTGATATCATAAGTGGTATTGGAACTTATCAGTTTGGTGAAATTGTTGTCGGTTCAAGATCTGGTGCAAAAGGAAGAGTTAAGAAGTGGGATTCGGATGATAGGATTCTTACATTGGGTTCTACAAATAAAGACTTTCAACCAGGCGAACTTGGAATTGGAACCGTTTCAGGTGCTCAATATGGTATTGATAAAATTTTATCTGATGGTTTTAATGATAAATATGATAAGGCAACTGAAATTGAGAACGCCGCAGAAGACATAATCGATTTCTCAGAAGGTAATCCATTTGGTACATTTTAATGTTAGGAACTTATTACTACCATGAAATAATAAGAAAGACGATTATATCGTTTGGAACATTATTTAATGATATAAACATTCGACATGATAATAAAGATGGTTCAACTTTTAGTGAATTAAAAGTACCATTAGCATACGGTCCTTCTCAAAAATTTCTTGCAAGATTAGAGCAACAAGCAGATTTAAATAAACCAATTGCAATTACATTGCCAAGGATGTCATTTGAGATGACATCAATACAATATGATTCTTCAAGAAAACTTGGTGTAACACAATCATTTAAGGCATCTGATGGCACTAATTTAAAAAAAGTTTTTATGCCTGTTCCTTACAATATCGGTTTTGAATTAAATATTCTTGCAAAATTAAATGATGATGCTTTACAGATTGTAGAACAGATATTACCTTTCTTTCAACCTTCTTTTAATATAACTGTTGATTTAGTTAGTGCAATTGGTGAAAAGAGAGATATACCAATCGTATTAGACTCAATGAATTTTCAAGATGATTATGAAGGAGATTTTGCAACAAGAAGAGCATTAATATATACGTTAGGGTTTACAGCAAAGACTTACTTATTCGGACCTGTACCATCATCCTCAGATGGTCTTATCAAGAAAGTTCAAGTTGACATGGCAGCTAACACAGATACAAGAACTGCAAAGCGTGAAATGAGGTATACTGTTGAACCTGATCCACTATCAGCAGGTCCTGATGATGATTTTGGATTCAGTGAAACAAGTTCATTCTTCTCTGATGGTAAAACATACAGTCCTACACAAAGGAGAGATATTTAATTATGGATAACCAAAACTCAGAAAATAAAATAGTAAACGTGGATGCGACACCCGTTGATAAAGGTCAGTTGCAGAAAGTTGAAGATGTAGAAAAAGATTATTCATATACAAGAGGTAATTTATATTCACTAATCGAAAAGGGGCAAGAAGCAATTAATGGTATTATGGAAGTTGCTGGCGAAACTGCAAGTCCGAGAGCATATGAAGTTGCAGGACAATTAATAAAGTCAGTTGCAGATACGACTGATAAGTTGGTTGACTTACAAAAGAAAGTTAAAGAATTAGATGAAGATTCTCCAAAAAGTCCAAGTAGTGTTACGAATAATGCTCTGTTTGTAGGATCTACATCTGAGTTATCCAAGATGCTCAAAAAGGGTTTTCTAAATAATAACGAGTCTAACGAAGCTAAATAATATGAAGAAATGTAAACAAGGCTACTATTATTGTTACACTGACAAGAAGTGTAAGAAGATTCCTACTGGATATAGAATCGGTTATGGTGGTTATCTCAAGAGAGAAGACGAAAAAAATGGTAATGGCAAATCTAACGGAAGTTCTAACGGAAATGGGAATAATGGGAATGGTTCTGGAAATGGTAACGGTGGCTCTGGTGGTAATGGTGGTGGTAATGGCTCAGGCGGGGGCGGAGTAGGAGAGAATGTAGAAATCAGAACTGCAAATGGTGATTTATATGCAACTATCATCGACATCATGAGTAGTGACAATATGAAACCAACTCTTGACTCAAATGGCGTTTGGAATGGCACAAGAATTGAAGAGAAGGATCATGAATATGAAATGATTCGCAGTCAAATGAAGACAACTAAAAAATCAGCAGAGCGTATACACAAGAAAGTTAAAAAGGGAGAGGGTAATATCAAAGCGTGGGTTCAATCAAAAATAACAAAGGCAACTGATTATTTGGATGGAGTTGCTGATTACTTAGATAATAAAGAAGAATAGATTATGGTTGATAATGTATACCTTGGCAATCCGAATCTAAAAAAAGCAAACACCTCAATCAATTTTACTCAAGATCAAATACTTGAGTTTGTGAGGTGTAAGGAAGATCCTGTATATTTTGCAAAAAAATATATTAAAATTGTTTCTCTTGAT